AAAAAAAGAAAAATAAATAAAAAAAGAAAGCCGAAAGGCGTTCTTTTTTTTATAAGACCCTAATAAAATGAAATGAGGGGTGATATGGGAACTGCGTTCCCCTTAGAGGAGGGGTGATAGGGGAACTGCGTTCCCCTTAGAGGAGGGGTGATAGGGGAACTGCGTTCCCCTTAGAGGAGGGGGTAAGGGGGAACCTTCGGTTCCCCCTGTATGGCGAAAGAAAAAGAAAAAGAAAAAGGAAAAGATCCAAAAACAAAAAACGCATACGTAATTATTCATTTCGGTTCCAATCCCAAATATTTCGAATTGGAATTATATTTTTGTATAATGTTAAGAAAATACACCAAAAACAATATTATCTATATGTATTCTGTTGTCGATACGCCTCCCTCATTCGCAAAAGAAATTAGTCCCTATGTTTACAAAACCGTAGGTTTTAACGATTCCGGTATTACGGCGAATATCGAATTCAAGAGCAATTATACTTCTTTCAACACTTTACGCACTTGTGATTTTGTCTTTGCTTATACTCTCACAGAATATGAAAAAATTTGTATCGTGGAAAGTGATTTAGTTATTATGAGCAAAGAAATCGACGATGTATTCAATCAAAATATGCCCGCGATTGTTTGTTATCGTTGTGGAACCGAAGCCGAATTAAACCGTAATCTTCTCTATACAAGTGATAAAGCCGAAGTATTAAGAACTTGTACAGAAACATCCGGTATGAATGGTGGTCTTATTCTATTCGAACCGAGTGACGCCAAATTCAGAGAATATATAAATGCTATCCCGATTATTGCCAAAACTGGTTGTAAATATCCAAATGAAGCATTATTTGAATATGTGAATAATCGTTTTTACAATTTACCAGTTCGTTTTAATCTCTCGCATTATCACACTTTAAGATTAAGAAAATATGGAATGAACCCCAGTGGAAAAGACGTCGTTGTTTTCCATTTTAATGAAACTGATTATAAACATTTGGATTCTGCGAGAGATGAAAACTGGTTAAAAGAAAATCGTGACAACCCAAAATATAGAATTAAATTCATTCCTATCCTTCATTTCAAAAATACGATTTATCCGGATTCTCGCGATGAAGTCGATGCTATTTTATCCAAAGTGTCGGGAGATAAACAGGTGAATGACGAATGGATACAAGTATATACAGGGACTTATGATACGAATTATTGGTATAATAAGAAAACAGGTGATAGTGTATGGGTAAAACCAGTATTGGGTGGTAAATGGAATACACGTCGTAATAAACATTCTGGACGCAAAACAAGGAAACATAAAATATGAACAGAGATGAGCGTTTGCCATAAAAATCTAAAAATGGCAAAAAATGGCGCCATAAATGCCAAAAGTAGAAATTACTGGCATTCAATCATAATTTTTCCTAATTTTTATTATGAAAAAATTAGGAAAACATAAAAATAATTAGGAAAAAATTATGAGCCAAAAATTCACCCTGGAAATAAGGGGAAAATATGCCTAAAATAAAGGGAAAATAAGGCATTTTTAAAGGGTTTTTATAACTTTTTGAAAAAATGAAGAGTGGTAATTACAAATATGTTTGGACAAAAAAAATGTCCAAGGAAAATTTGTATAAAGTTTTTTTAATAGCATTCAAAATTTCCAAATCAGACAAATATTCAATCATAACATCCTTTGGTTGGGTAGACAACTTTTTTATTCCTATCCTAATATAACCAACAGATTAGTCAAAAATGTCTCTCTCTTATACCGCCTATTTAAGAAATCATCCTTGGATGCAACTTCTACTTGTAATTGCGTTAGTCGTTGTTATTTATGTTAATTATATGTCGATTCGCCCTTATACTGGAATGGAAGGTTTCCAACAAATTAATAAATTCTCTACGAAGTTCGGCGCGGATACATATGACGATTTCTATGTCGATATTTACGACCAATTACACGATACTGATAATCGTATTGAAACACATTTATTACCTATTTTAGAAAACACAAATGTTGACCCAAATGCCAAAGAAAATTATAAATTCCTCGATGTCGGTTCAGGAACTGGAAAAACAGTGGAGAGACTCCGTCAAGCAGGATACGAAGCACAAGGTCTCGATAAATCAAAAGCGATGATTCATCACTGTGAGGAAAAATATGAAATCGATAAACCCGATAGATATCAATGTGGTGATGTATGTGAACCTATCTTATATACTCGTAGAACATTCACTCATATTTTATGTCTGTATTTAACGATATATGAAATCGAGGATAAGGCGCAATTCTTCCGTAATTGTTATCAATGGTTACAAGTGAATGGAATCCTTGTTGTCCATTTTGTCGATAAAGATAAATTCGATACAATTAGTCCAGCAGTGAAGATAGATAATGTAGTGAATATTCAAGATTATTCGAAACAGAGAATCGAAAAATCACAGGTCGATTTCGGTAATTTTCAATATAAAATGGAATATAAAATTCGTCCAGGTGCCGATAATGTCAATGTCGTATTAAATGAAATGTTTGTGGATAATTCAACCAAAAAAATCAGACAGAATGAGAGAATTATGAAGATGGAACCGACTGAACATATTGTGAAATTAGCAATGAGAGCCGGATTCTCTGTTTATGCCAAGATTATTATGCGTAATGACAAAAATCAATTCTTATATTTCTTCTTGAGAGACGCATAAACGCAAAAAAATATAATCAATATAAACACCCTGTCCCATATTAGAATATGCCACATCTGAATACGATTTTATTTCAAACCACTGTATTGATTATTGCGACAGGTATAATCGCCAAAGAATTATAAGGAAATTATCCAAAAAATAGATAAAATTCAAGAAGACTTATAAATAATAAAACGTCGAAGATAAAATATTATTATCTTATCGAATTTATGTAATGATTATCCATTACACAAATACTAATAAACCTATGATTTTACCAAATTAGAACAATTTATTCCACCAATTGCCGAGAGATTTTTTACCACGGTTTTTTCTTGTATTCTTATTACTATTTTTCTGTTTTTTCGTACGTCTTTTTCCACCACCAACAGCAACTGTTGTTTTTCCGTTTACAATAAAATCCTTAAGTGCGTCTTTTGTTCTCGGACCATTATATTCGGTTACCCCTTGTTTTGAACATCTTTTTATTGTTGGATATCCTGATACAATAAATGATTTTCCGCCATTATAAGTATTTTCAAGTTTTGTTTTCTTATGCTCATTTTGCGAATCAACGACTTCAACTGAATGTTTTCCATTTTTAATTGTGTTATATCCATCTACCGAACCAATTTTTCCACCGTTTTGTTGAGAGATTTCTTTAACCGCATTATTCCAATCTCCTTTTAATGATTCACAATGACCACATCCATTCATTTTAAATAATATGGTATTTGTTTTTTCCGACATTTTTATACTTATATTTTACAGATACACATAAAATCAAGGGTGTCCCATCGAACCATTTTATTTTCACCCCTTTTTATATGAGTGTGGCATTATTGTTTTTAACTTATGGAAACATTGTTCACCGGAATCATCCAACGATGAAAAAATATCTCGATCATTGTCGAGTTTTTATTCATCCTAAAAATGAATCCGCCGTTGACAGTTCTCTCCGCCCAAATGTCATCTCTCCTCAAATTCCAACTCAATGGGGAGACGCATCCATTGTTATCGCAACAATTAATCTCTTATATAATGCTTTTAGGGACACAACTGTACAATATTTTGTTCTTTGTTCCGAAGATATGTTTCCTTTGAGAGATTATGACGAATATCAGACCTTTCTCGAAGGACAACAACATTCACTTTTCTCTCTTATGGGTGGTTCCGACAGACGTATTAAAGACGATTTTATGTCTAAAACACATCAATGGTGGGTTTTAATCAGGAAAGATGTGGAATTCCTATTGAAAGAATTGAAATTGGTAAAACCTGTAAGCAATTTTCTAGAACATGTTTCAAATCATCGCGCATTTAAATTAATCGTCTCTAAAATACCACCGAAAGTCGCCGTTGATGAATATTTTTTCCTAAGTTTTTTTAAACGATATTACGAAGACTATCAATTCACCGAATACAAAAATTGTTTCGTAAAATGGCACGAAGAATGGGTTTCTAAACATCCGACAATATTCAATCGTCTTTTGCCCAGTGATACGATTGCTATCCGACGAGAACGTTCTTTTTTTATACGCAAAACGTTGAGCACTTTCGAACCTGTTGAAATCCGTCCGAAATCGAAAGGAATTATTTTCCGTATAACTGAAGAAAATATTGGAACATTACGATTGCCAAAAGAGAAATCGGTCGACCTTTTTATTCTCTCCACAGTCAGTAATTTATCATTGCTATCCGAAGAAATAAAATCACATTGTGTTCAGATTTATTTTACAGTTTACAATATGTTAGATATCGCAACCGATGCTATGATTCGAAAATTAAAAGAACAAGATGGGTATAAAGAAATCAAAGTCGCAGAAGATGTAGAGGCGACCGGAACGGCTCGCATCGCAATCATTATCCCTTTCCGTGATATTGAAAAAGAACAAAAAAGAACAGCACAATTACGTGAATTCGTCGATTATATGAAAGATTATTTGGATGGATATGATTATAAAATTTTCTTGACTGAACAAACCGATGATAATCGTAAATTTAATCGTGGACAGTTATTGAATATTGGGTTTGAACGCGCTTCCAAAGAAGGATACACTAATTTTGTATTCCATGATGTGGATTTATTACCTTCTATTGAATTGCGTGAATATTATACAAATGTACCAATTGATAGACCTGTACATATCGCAGCAGTCTGGGATAGATATGGTTCAAATCCGAAATATTTTGGTGGAATTACAGCATTCAATGAAGAAATGTATCGACGTATGAATGGATATCCTAATAATTTCTGGGGATGGGGTGGAGAGGATGATGAACTTTATTTACGTGCTATTAAATTTTATAAAATATTCAAAGTAAATAAAGGAAATATTCGCGATTTGGAGGATTTAACAATTCAACAAAAAATGGAATATTTGAAAGAGAATGACTTGAAATTTATGTTAAAAAAAGAGGCATTGGCTCAACACGATGCTACTTGGGAAACAAATGGATTATCATCTCTCCAATATAATTTAAAAAATGAATCGAGTTGTGGAGAACATTGTGAGAGAATAACTGTTGAATTAGATAATATTGGCAATCCAGATGCTTATACTGGAGAGATGAAAGTCGAAAAAGTAAAAGTAGAAAGAGAAGAGGAAAAAGCAGAAAAAGTAGGAAAGGAAGAGAAAAAAGAAAGAGAGAAAAAAGATTCAACACAGAAGATTCTATCTACTTTTGAAGAAGCATATGAAGTTGCCAAAAAATATGTGAAACACATTCCTAAAAAAATTCAAGCACCAAGACCCATAGTTCCTGATTATTATAGTTTGCCTCCCGAAGTAAATGCTTCTATTTGGGAAATGTCTCAAGACGCTGTAAAAAATACTCTCAGTTATATTTTGGAATATTTGAATCACTCTTGTTATATGTTATGTGTTCATCATAATAAGGGTCGTATTTATAAACTCGAACGCAAAGTCACCGCAGAAGTATATCGCCCCATCATCGAACGTGCTATTCGTGATGTTAATAATAATCGTAAAATCACTGCTGAACAAAAACGCTTTGTTCAAGACCGATTAAAAACAGATGGAGAACTTCGTTTTATGCAATGTGTTGTTAAAGAATTCAATCCTAAAAAAGAAACTTCCGCTTCTGAATATGTTGATTTTATCCAAGGATTAAAACTCCCAGACGGTGTTTATATTCTAAACTTAACAGATGCTGTTATTCTCCGTAAAGATGGCATGCATCCTTTTCCAATGGTTACTGGTCGTCTCCTCGATATTGGCAAATACAAATCCAAACCATTTATTCCTATTTTCAGTATTTCAGGACAGAAAGGATATTATGATATTCCTATCCCGAATTATGACGATGTTATGTATGTGTTAGGAAAAACAAATATTGATATGACAACTTTTCAAACAGACTGGACCAAGAAACGACCTCTCGCCGTTTTCCGTGGTGGACCGACTGGTTGTGGATATACAACAGAAACGAACCAACGTCTTCGTTTAACCACGATTAAATCGAAAATGTTAGATGTGGAAATTAGTGGAAAGGGTGCTACCATTGATACGAATTCTGTCAGGTTTGACCCCATATATGGTATTGGAATGTTAAATACGGGTATTAAACCGGCAACCAGATTCTTAACAATGGGAAAACAAAGTGAATACAAATATATTATCCACATTGATGGAAATGTGAATGCGTATCGTTTATTAACAACAATGTCAACTGGAAGTTTGATATTACGTGTAGAAAGTGATTATACCTCTTGGTTAGACCACGTATTACAACCAAATGTTCATTATATTCCTGTGAAATCGGATTTATCGGATTTATTGAAACGCATCGATGATTGCGAGAAAAACGACCGACGTTGTAGAGAAATTGCAAATAATGCGATGAATCTGGCGAGAGATGTTTTACAATTCAAGAATTTACGTGGAATTTTCCAATATATTATTCAAAATGTTTCTTGTGTTTTACCCAAAATCGAATATTCTTCCAAAATCGAAAATGAAGATATCCTACCTATCCTACAGAAAGCACCCCCTGTTGAAAATGATGACCCGAATCGGATTACTGCTATCGAATTAGTTCCTGTAAGAAATGTGAGAGAAATCCGTAAAGAAGATATTCGACCATCTCAATATCGTCTCTCGTATGTGAATGAAAAGAAACTATTGGATTTTTTAAGAGAGAAATATAGTGGATTATCGATTGTTTGTGCTTGGTATGGACTTGACACTCAATATGGTATTACCGAAAGTCCGAAAATAATGGATACGAATCCAAGAGAGACTGCACGCCGTGGTATACTTGAAGAGACAAACATTGATGTTCCTCTTTCCTATATTCAATCTTTTGGTGATATTTTTGTGTCTCATAAGAAAAAAGGAAATGTGAGAACACAATTTTTTATTGTTGATTTGGAAGAGGCAGGAGAGAATGTTCAAACAAATATACATCTCGGAAAAACGAGTAGTGGAAAAGACGATGATGACAAGAGTGAAGATGCTGTAAAAGTCTTAATTGCTATTGTCGGAAAACAATCCAGATTAATTGAATTGCTCTCTCGCGCGACACCCGATGATGAGATTCATGGATACCATATTGTTCCTATTATGAATTCTTTAATGGATGATTTTATTGCTCCTGTCCATAGAGGACAACCCATTGCTGAACCAGTCGCACAAGTCGAAGACATTATTGCTCCTGTCCTAATTAAACAACCACGAACACCGGCTGGACCACCGCCAAGAACACCTGATGTATCCCCACCAAAAATGAAACCAAAAACACCGGAAGGTTCCCCACCGAAAATAAAACCGACAACACCAGAAGGATTCCCTATAAAAGAACCATCTCCTATACCTCCTACAATTATCTCTCCACCAAAATCTCCAAAAGTGGTGAAGAGAGAATCCCCAGTGAAAAAAGAATCACCTGAAGTATTCTCTATCCCCGAAGGTAAAAAGATTTGCCCAAGAGGTTCGAAAAAAATAATGGTGAATAAAGTTCCAAAATGTAAGAAAATAACTCTCAAAGTCAAAGAAGAAAAAGAACCATCGCCAACACCAGTTATTATTCCTGTCCCTGTAAAAGAACCATCGCCAACACCAGTTATTATTCCTGTAAAAGAACCAACACCAACGCCAGTTATTATCTCTCCAAAAGTAATAAAGAGAGAATCTCCAGAAGTATTTTCTATCCCCGAAGGAAAAAAGATTTGTCCAAGAGGTTCGAAAAAAATAATGGTGAATAAAGTTCCAAAATGTAAGAAAATAACTCTCAAAGTTAAAGAAGAAAAACAACCATCACCAATTACAATTCCTGTCCCTGTAAAAGAACCATCGCCATCGCCAACACCAGTTATTAAATCTCCAAAAGTAATAAAGAAAGAATCTCCTGTGAAAAAAGAATCCCCAGAAGTATTTTCTATCCCTGAAGGCAAAAAGATTTGTCCGAGAGGTTCGAAAAAGATAAAAGTGAACGATGTATTCAAATGTAAGAAGATAACTCTCAAAGTCAAAGGAGTTAAAGAAGAAGAACCCGAGAAAACATCACCTGTGAAAGAAATTATATCATCTGTAACGGAAATTACAGAAATCCCAAAAATTAAAATCAAACTAAAACCAAATACAAAACCAAATTTAATAGTTGTCCAATCTCCCGAACCAATTCTACCAAAACATCATCAACCTGAAAATCACATTGATCCAAAATTGATACGTGAGAGATTACAATTGGCTGTCCCTAATACTGAAAGATTTCCTTGGTTACGTTCTTCTTATAATTTAATGGACCTTGTCTCTCGAATATTGTCAGAAATTCCAACAAAATCTGTTATTGATGACCATCGTGTAACATTTACTCTTCGTGATGATACACCATCTCTCGTTACTCGTGCTATCCAAGAAGAAGAAATTCTTAAAACACATTTGAAACACCGACGTCCAAACGGTGATATTGTTGATATGGCTAGTTTTTGGGACGTATGGCAAAAAAATCCAGAATTAAGAGATGAAATAATCACAAACAAAGACCCTATTGAAGCAGTTTGGCAACTTGCTCGAAAATATGATTACAAACTCGCTACTACATTTATGCCTGGATATGCCAAAGCACTATATGATGCTTTCAACGCAAAAAAAGTATTAGATCCTTGTGCTGGTTGGGGAGACCGATTGCTAGGTGCTGCTTGTTCGTCTGTTGTTTCCAAATATGTCGCCTTTGACCCCAATCATAATTTAAGGCCTGGATATGCGGAAATTCTCTCGTTGCGCGGTGTTCAAACCGCGCGCATTGAGGCTGACCATTTATATTTTGATAATGGTTTTGAAATCCACAGCCAACCTTTTGAAATCGGAGCAAGGAATCTCGAATCAGATTCTTTCGATTTGGCTTTTACAAGTCCTCCCTTTTTCGATTATGAAATGTATAATCCTGATAATCCAGAATATCGTGATTGGATTTCTGAATTTTATGTACCTCTTTTCCAACAAACTTGTCGAGTTCTTAAAGACGGTCATTATTTCGGTATTCATATCGGTGATACAACCGCAGGAAAAATTTCCGATTTCTTATTTAATGATGTCCATAAAGTAAGTGGTTTTGTTTATGATTTTAAAATAGGTTTAATGGGAATGCAATCTGGAAAGAATCGAACTGTATATATGTATCGCAAAGTGGCAAATCGTGGTCCAGTTCCGAGAGATTTATTGACATCCGCTTTATTGCCAGCACCAGTTTTCAGGAAAGCAGTTGAAATTCCACGTGATATTCGAAAAATATGTAATCCTCCTGTCATGGTTCAAACAGTGAAAGATGCTGGGCGTAAATTTGAAGTTTTCCAAGATTATCAGTGTGTCGGCGGTTCGAAACAACGTTTAATCGGTTTGTTAATGTCGCAAATACAACAACGAGAAATAGTATATGCGGGTCCAGAACAAGGAATGGCACAGGTGGCATTGGCACTCGGAGGACACTTATGGAAGAAAAAAGCAACAGTATTCTTGAATACTTTTATTGGTGTTCGAGAGAAACCTATTTTAACTCGATTGGCAATGGCTATGGGGGCGAATATAGAATTTACTCGAAACCCACGCGGACGTACTTTGAAAGATACAGAAGATGATGCTCGTGCTTATTGTGATAAAGACCCAACAAATCGATTTTTGGTTCCTTTTGGATTAAAAGATGAACCTGGTTCAGTATTATTTGAAACATTTAAGAGAGCAATTATGGAAGCATTGGGAGAGAGAGTCAGAAACGCACCTAGACGTTTATGGATAGTTGCTGGTTCATCGTTTTTAGTTACGGTGCTGAACAGTATTTGGCCAGAGACTGAATTTCATATTGTACAAGTTGGAAAAACAGTTTATGATGACCAACTCATTGCTATCCGACACGTAAAATATAAGAGTGAATATCGTTTTGCGGAAAACACAGAGGTATTACCACCTTATCAGAGCATCCCTTGGTATGATGCCAAATTATGGAAATTGGTTAAAGAACACGGACAAGACGGGGATTGTATTTGGAATGTGGCTGGATTACCAAGTGAAAATGAAATAAGAATTTTACAACAGAATCGCAATAATGTTGAGAGGGTTCAAGAGGCAAGACGAAGAGGATAATAACTGTAATTTTCTGTGAAATAATATTCATAAAAAAAATGCCTTTCGACATTCCTTTTTTGTTTTCTGTTTTTTGATTTGTTTTTTTGTTTTTCTGTTTTCTGTTTTGTTTTTTTGTTTTCTGATTTTTGTTTTATTCTTATAAATATTTCAAAATGTTTTTTTGATATATTTTGATTTTGTGTAAATTATTTACATACATTCATTTGATTTTTTATTATATGTTTTAGCATCGGACACAAGACTCGTCTGTTGTTTATTTATGTTTTGTTTTGGTTGTTGGATAATATGATGTAATTGGTTATTATTATGTTTTTTCATATATTTCTCGATATTATTAAATATGGTGCCATGTGTTTTTTTATATTCTGGTGTGAGACACAAAAACGTACTATAATAACCATATTCAGCATATTCAAAACTATTTAACGCTAAATATAAGAAATCTTCCATAGTTACACCTTTTGTTTTTAGAAATTCAGCAATATCTTTAAGTTTTGGAAGTTCATCATTATTGTCATCATCATCATCATCATGATCATCATCATCATCATGATCATCATCATCATCATCATCAGATTCGTGTTCGATTTCACTAAGTTCCAATTGTCTTCCCAATTCTTCATATGATTCAGTTTCTTCATATGATTCAGTTTTCTCCTGAAATCTTTCCCAAAAATCATTAAAATACTTTACTTCTTCATTACTGTTTCTTCGATTGTTGCGTGTTATATGAAATCCATATTCATCTGTTTCTTCTTCGTCTTCGTCTTCGGAATCCGATTCATCGTCATAAAAGTCGCCTTCAGTTGCGGTTTCATCGTCGTAACAATCAGTTTTATCTGCCATTCGTGTTCGACAATAAGGACAACCGAATTTATTCATTGCAGTGTATTTCATTATACACGAAGCATGAAAACTATGTCCGCATTCAGTTATCATACAATTCTTATCAAGAGAGACGCATTCCAAGCAAATTGCGCATTCAGTCATTTTATATTATTATCCAGATTGATTGTTTTAATTAAAAACAAGCAAAATAGTCATTCAATTTTTTACAGGTTCCGGAATCGTACGCACTTCAACATTTACTTCAAATAACATCTCTCTTGAAATCTTAAAATCTTCTTCCCACTCTGTAATATTACATTTCATACAATTTTCAGGAACATATATCTCTCTTATCCCTGCTTGTATTAATGCTTTCGCACAATTACTACAAGGAAATAATGTAACAATCGCTATCGAATTATCTAAGGATACACCACTCCTCGCAGCATTACATATAGCATTCATTTCTGCGTGGGCTACATATTTATATTTGGTTGGTCTTTCCCAACGCATCTCAATCGTATCATTCATATTTCTAGGAAATCCATTAATTCCTGTAGATAATATTCGAGAGAAATCAGATGCCATTAAGATTGCACCGACTTTTGTATGTGGATCTTTACTAAACAATTCCGCATTTGTTTTCGCCAAAATTAAATATTTACTTGCTTTTTCCTCTTTTCCTGATAACATTTTTCTAATTTTGTGTATATATCAATAATAATTCTTATATTATTGTTGATTCTTGTAAAATTGACCCGAATCTGGTTTTATGAAATAAATACAAAAACAATTCGACAATAATAAGTTAAACCGAAAATCAAATGGAAACGATTCGTATTTCTAAACCCAAACGTATGGTTCGTTCATTCCGTTTATTTGACTATCGTGTATTTGATGAAGATACTCAAACGCAAGTAGAAGATGACGACGATAATGACAATGGCGGATACACACCTAAAAAAGATTCCAAACGGTTTACTATTCAAATGTTCGGCATTAATGAAAAAGGTGAATCTTGTTGTATTTATGTGAATGATTTCCAACCTTATTTCTTTGTTCGTGTCGAGAATTCATTCACACGCGGAAATCTTAATCAATTCGTTTATAAGATAAAACAAGCACTAAATGGTGGAAAACCAATGAAAGGAGGCAAGTCATTTTACGATGAATCCATTATTGATGCTATCCTAATTGATAAAAAACGTTTGTATGGGTTCACTGCGAATGACACCGACCAGTTTGTTAGAATCACTTTCAAAAATACTGCGATTTGTAATCGTGTCCGTAATTTATGGTATACAGGTGAAGGTGAAAAACGCAAGATGGACCGTGTTGGTAATCCTGTTTGGCCAAACACCGAATTATACGAAAGTAAAATACCTGCGTTATTGCGATATTTTCATATTCAAAATATCTCTCCAACTGGTTGGATAAAACTTCATTCATCTGCTGTCGAATCACCTGTGAAAACAACTTCTTGTACTTTTGAATATGTTGTTTCGAAAACTCAAGTAATTCCAATGCCCGAAAAAGAATCGATTGTTCCTTTTAAAATTTGTAGTTTTGATATTGAAGCCAGTAGTAGTCACGGTGATTTTCCAATTGCTCAAAAGAATTATAAGAAACCGGCGATGCAAATCGTCGATTCTTTGAAAAAGTTGGGGATAGAACAGAGTGAATTCGCAAATATATTTTCCGATATGATTTATCAGTTGTTTTCATTGCCGAACCAATTAACCGCACAAACACGCGCAGATATTGATGTTGTCTATCCTAAAAAACAATTTATCGAATTTTGCGGACAAGAATTTATCCAAAAACAAATCCAACGAACTTTAAAATACAGTGTTCAAACATTAAAAGAAGAAGAAACTGCTGTCAAAGTTAAACTGAATACTATCCAATCTTATCTAACACAAATTCAAATAGTTGGAAAAGGAGAGAATAATGAAAATAATGATGGTGATGAAAATGATGAAAACAATGATATTGAAGATGAAGAAGAATCCGATGATGATGGTGAAGAGTTTGAAACTGAAGACGTGGGCGACGAAGGAGCCCCTAAACTATACTCCTCAAATAAGGCACCTTCAACAAAAGCAATTCGAAAAACAACCAAAATCGCCGACATCTTATGTGCCGATGAAGATGATTATACTCGCGATGATAAAATCACGTATTTGACTGAAGTCCTCGATTCTATCTTTCCTCCTCTCGAAGGTGATATCGTAACAATGGTCGGTTCCACTTTTATGCGTTACGGAGAGACTGAACCCTACTTAAATACTTGTATTGTTTTGAATGGATGTGACGCAATCCCAGGAAGTCAAGTAATTCAAGCAAATAACGAATCTGACCTACTTCTCAAATGGCAACAATTAATACAACGAGAAAATCCAGATATTATTATTGGATATAACATATTTGGTTTTGATTATGAATTCTTATATCGTCGAGCAATCGAAAATGAATGTCTATTGGAATTCTTACATCTATCCCGCCTAAGTCGAGCGGATGAAATCGATTATTACACGAAAAAAACGAAAGCAGGCAATCAAATTGATATTGAAACTCATAAAATCGTATTAGCAAGTGGCGAATATAGTCTAAGATATATCGAAATGACCGGCAGAATTCAAATCGATTTATATACTTATTTCCGTCGTGAATTTAATTTGGCATCTTATAAATTAGATGATGTCGCCGCCGAAAATATTAGTGACGATGTCGCTGATTTGGTTAATATCGAACATGAATATTATGGACAATGTACTGAATTATATACGAAAAATATTATTGGATTACACGTGGGAGATTATGTTCGTATCGAAGAAACTGTATTTACTTGTGATTACTATCAGAACGGTAAAAAATTCAATGTTGTTGATATTTATGAAAAAGAAATCGAAGAGAAAAATAAGAAGGGTGAAATTGTGAAAACGAATAAAAATGTAATCGTCGTATTAGGACATCACGCGAATATTATTGATAGAAGTAAGAAAATTCGATGGGGTATGGCAAAAGATGATATCGACCATCACGATATATTCCGCCTAAGTAATGGGTCCTCGAGTGACCGCGCTATCGTTGCCAAATATTGTATTCAGGATTGTAATCTTGTCCAACATTTAATGCGTAAAGTCGATGTTATTACTGGTTTTGTAGAGATGTCGAATCTTTGTAGTGTCCCCATTAATTTCCTTGTATTCCGCGGACAGGGTATTAAATTAATGAGTTATGTCGCTAAAAAATGTATGGAAAAAGGTTATTTAATGCCCGACTTGGATAAGTCGGGTGAAGATGGTGGATATGAAGGTGCTATTGTTTTGCCTCCCAAAACTAAAATCTATT